GCTGGTATCTGTTGCTGTCACCGCGTCAATGTAATCCAGCACAGAGTTAAGCCGGGTTGTTTCTGCCTGCGTCAGTTTCCGCCCGGCCTGTAATTTCAGTTGAATCAGACTGATGGAAGCCATTGCAGCATCAATCAGCGACTGGCGCTGTGCTTCTGCCGCTTCTACTGCGGCGCTATGCTGTGCCTCGGTATCCGTCACCCATTTCTCACCATCCCATTTATCGTATGGCGTTAACGGGACGGTAGTGGTTGTATTTTCAGGGTAATCACCCGGAGCTGTGATTTCTTTTGATTCTCCCGTTTCGGTGTTATAGACAACTTCACCGCGATGGTCTGGCACATATTCCCATGAGTTTAAATCTGCCGAACGGCAGATTGCATAACCAGCCTTATGTGTGCCAGGAGCATCTAAACAGGAATATGCAGGGATACCGACACCCACAGCAAGATATTCAGTTGATGCAGAAATATACTCCCGTGTCTCACTGTCATAGTTATAAACGGTAATCTCTCCTGCCTTTGTGGCAATAAATTTACTATTTAAGATGGCGTTATACATCATGCAGCCCTCACAATGTAATTAAATGAAATATTACGTGGGCGTGTCTCTGCTGCACCGACAATACTGGTACTCAACCCCGTCGCTGTTCGTTTGTTATTTTTATTTCCTTCAATCAGACAGTTGTAATCATCATTACCAATTAACGAATTAGTGGCATCAATACCGTCCGGGGACAAGGCATTAGTTGTAGAACTTAAAGTCAGCATCTCGTCTGAACTTGGAAGATTTTTTAATGGTATTTCATTGCGAGAAATACCCGCGTAAAAAAAGGACTCATGCCTGTGCGCTTCAAAAGAGTCATCCTGAAGACTTAGCAAGGCACGTCCCGCATCCACTCCACGTCCATCATCCCAGCCACGAATAAATTCACCGCGTAAATCAGGCAATTTATTGGTCGGGTAAGCCTTTGCCAGTTCCGGGTATTCTTCAGCAGAAAAAGCGGCACCGTTGCATTTCAGCCAGCCTGTTGGCGGAGTGGCTGAAGGCCACGGAACAGGCACCCCAACCGGTAATGCAGAGCCTTCTCCCAAACCAAGGTATGCGAGAAGACCGGCAACATCCTTTCCACTCAAATGAGTCAGCGTATTGTCCAGCGGTTGTTTACCTGCCAGCGCATTGTTAATGGTGGTGCTGAATTTCGGGTCATTGTTAATGGCCGCGGCAATTTCTTTCAGTGTGTCCAGCGTGGCTGGCGCACCGTTAATCAGAGCGGTAATAGCAGCCTGTACAAACGCAGTGGTCGCAATCCGCGTGGTGTTATTTCCTGCATCAGGCGTCGGCGCTTTTGGTTCTCCGGTAAATGTCGGATTATGTTTCTGTGCATACTGGGTATGAGGATCCTGCGCGGCAATGTGGTTTCTCATCTGGTCATCCACATACAGCCTTAATTCCAGGACTTCATCATCCACGTATTTACGGGTCGCCAGTACCACCGACGGGTCGATTTTCAGCGTGATGGCTTCGGTATTCGTGACAACCAGAATCATGCGGATAGTCTGGGTACGACCACTGCCTTCCTGTAACTGCGGTTTGTACGTTTCCGGGCAGTTCGCCACCGCAATGAGTACGCCTTCATCATCATAAAGCCCAATCTCACGGATCCAGAATCCGCCCTCGTTCTCAGGGATGATTTGCTCCGCAATAATCTGGCTCTGGTTGTTCGGGTCAACACTCAGAAGATTCAGCGGCGCGATGCGTTTCTGGTTAATCAGTTTTGTCTGTGCCGGGTCTGGGGTCGGCAAGACACCATTCGCATCACCAACGGCCATTTGCGTCAGATTCAGCTTACTGCCGAGCATCGTCGCGTTAGCCAGCCGTGCTGCGCCCTGATTAGTCAGAATGGCATAGTATTTCACTGTCATGCGTTTACTCTCAGGTTATCAATTAAATGAATGGCCGAGGCCGGGAAATAATCCCCTCCGACAATAATGGCCTCCGGGGTGTAGGGATAAACCGTCAGGGCGTCACCGTGATAGCATCCCGCACCGGCAAAAATGTTGCCGGTTGTACTTAAACTGATAGCCAGTCCCGTCAGATGGCGGCTCGCCGGTTTTGCATCAGCAACGAGGCGCTCCAGCTCCTGATACATTTCCTCGGTAATACCCTGCTCAAGCACGCCAACAACGATGCGGAACGTCCCCGGCTCCTCGTTGAGCTGCCACCACTCCCTCACCTCAATCAGATAGCCGAGCGGCTCCACCACACGCCGGATTGCGCCTATAGTGCCCTTATGGCAGTGAATGAAATACGCATCGCGGATAACAGCGCGTTTTGTCGCTTCCGGCCACTTATCATCCCAGCGGTCAACCGAAAATGACCACGCCAGCCACGGCAGCAGATTTGCCGGGCAGGTGTCCGGGTTCCACAGCTCACGAATACTGACCGGCGTTTTTTCAATTTCCGCACAGGCTTTTGCGGCGGCGACTTCAAGCGGTGATGAGCCGGTCGGCAGCAGGCGCGAATCACTCATCCGAGCCTCCGGTCACGACGCGGTATTCGGTGCAGAAAGACGCCTGCGTACTGTTGAGCACAATGTCAGCCAGAGGTGCAGTCAGTTCGACACGCTGCACGCCTTCCACATGCAAAGCGGCATAAATGGCAGACAGACGGATGTCGCGCCCAAGCCGGTGCTGTGCCGTGATGTACGCTTCCAGTTTTTTCACGGCAGCAGCGCGGATGGGTTCGCTTTCAGGACCTGGGTAAAGGTAAAGCGTGGCGTTTATCTGATATTCAACGATGGCGGCAGACTGCACGGTCACGCGGTCGGCCACCGGCCTGACGTCCTCGCCATTAAGGGCGTTACGCACCACGGCCAGCAGGTCTTCGGATGCGACGCCGTTATTTTCACGTGACAGCACAGAGATGGTGACACAGGCAGGAGACGGACTGGTGACAGAAATATCCGCGACACGCCCGTCAGCACTGCGACCATGATACTGATAGGCTCCCACTGACCCGGCGACGCTTAAGCCCTCAAAAGCCTGCTGAATACGCAGACGATAATCGGTGTCAGATTCCATCACTGCCGGTGTCGGCGGGAGGGTCGAATCATCTGCCGGGGTGATAATCAGGCGCGTGGTGTTGTAATTGGCACCAATCACATCAAGGTCATTACCGGCGGCACAGGCCAGCATTACCGCCCGTGCGGCCTCATTCACACGCTGACGCCAGATAAGCTCACGATAAGCATTTTCCTCCAGCAGTTTGACGAGAGGCTCGGATTCCAGCGTCAGGGTACGGGCGACCGCCTCCTGCTGGTCTTCCGGGTAAAGGGAAATCAGTGTCGCCTTGCGTTCGGCAAGAATGGTTTCAAAGTCCAGCTCCTCGACCACATCCGGTGCGGGTAGCTGGTTCAGGTCGATAATCGGCATGGTTTCAACTCACAGGGATGGTTAACGAAAGTGGCTGGCCGGTGTCGTTGTGCTGGCCGGTTAACGTGACCGTCATTCGCCCGTCAAAACTGCGCTCAGTGGTGACGGATGACAGGGTGACGCGGGGTTCCCATTTCAGCACCGCCATGTAACAGGCGACCTTAATCTGCAACTCAAGCGCCGGGGTCTGCGGCTGGTCAATCATTGACGCCAGCAACGAGCCGTAATCACGACGCATCACCCGTGAGCCGACCGGTGTGCGCAGGATATCGCCGATACCCTGGCTGATATGCTCAAGGTCAGTGACAGTCAGGCCATCACTGCGATTCATTCCGAGATAACGCGCTGTCATAGAGGACTCCCGGTTGTGCCGCCGCTGTCGCCGGGATGTTTATGGGTATGCAGTACCTTACCGTTTGATGAGAGTTCACCGCCGGTGTGTTCAATGTTGCCGCGCATCGTCCCGCCCTTCTGCACTTCCAGCGTGCCGGTAATCAGCCTGTTGGTGCAGACCACCTCCGGTGTGTCCAGGGTGACGCGGGTTGATGCTTTCACCGTGACCACCGGCACCGTGGCAGTAACAGAATCAGAAGCCGTCACGCTGGCCGTTTTAATTCCGCTTACCGTGAGTGCACTGGTTTCGGGTTCATACTCAATCACCGCCCCATCAGGGAAACGGATATGCAGGGCATCCGCCGACGCAGACGGCGCGGGGTTATCGCCGGAATAAATCCCCGGCAGAACGAATGCCGTGTCGAGTTCACCGCCCACGGCCAGAATCAGCACCTGTTCCCCCACGGAAGGTGCCCACCATGTGCGCGAACGACCGGCGCGATGGGTCAGCCACTGAAGCCAGTCGGAGCACATGCCGCCGGTCTGCACACGGCAGCGACCGGCGTTAAGGTCGGTTTCGACGATAATGCCGGTGCGGATCATGTTGCGCAGTGCGCGCGCGAGTTCCTGAATATTTGCGAGAGTGTTCATAACGGGAAGGATGCCGCCGGGTCATACCGGCGGCAATGTGACGATGAGGTGTCAGGAATGGCACAACTAACGGTCGAGGTGAGCCAGGATAATCTCTTCAATCATCTGCACATCCTCACCGGTAAAGCCGAGCAGAGGACGCGCCGGATAATCAATTTTCTTACCGTCTTTCCGGTTTTCTTCCGACAGACCGAACTGATGCACACTGGCGATTTTCGGTGACTTCCCGCCGTAAAACTCCATTGAGGCCTGTTCAGGGCTGGCACGGATATGCAAAAAACGACTGGTGATAAGTTTCGCAAACATTTTTCGCTTAACGCGACCGGTCTTTTTTCTGGCGCTCTGCTGCTGACGTGGCGCATAGGGTGTGCCGTCCGGGGCTTTCTGTGCCATCACCCGACGCTGCTGACTCTGCCGCAGGCGTTTCGCCAGTTCGGCACTCAGTCGTCGACGCCCTGACGGTGACAGCGACTCAATCAGTCCGGTCAGCCGGTCTTCAAAACGCTTAAACTCATTCATCCCACTTGCTCACCAGTTCGCCATTGATATACAGCTCCATCGGGCGGGTAACCGGCTCCGGCGGCGGAGGTTCCGGGATATTCTTCACATGCAGCGCGCCGTCAACCTCACTGACCAGCGTGCGCTCGGTCAGCATCAGGCTGATGCTGATATCAAAGCTGCTGTCATTGTTGATGTCTGCATAAAACGTGAAGCCCTTTTTCTGGCCTGCGTCGGTGGTCATGATGTCGGGCTGATTTTCCCGCAGCCACGCCAGCACCGGCACGATGAGCAGGTCAAAATCACCGGTAAAGTCGGTCACAATCACATTGAGCGTGTAACGCTTTTCGAACGACAGCGACGTCGCCAGTGTGGAGGCAATACTCCCGTTATCCACGAATATCCGCAGCATATCGGGGTTAGTTTTCAGCACCGTGACGGCATCAGTCAGCGCCCTGCGAAGGCTGTCGGGTTTGAGCATCGTTTTCGTCCTGACAGTGTTTAATCATTTTTACCTGGCTGGCACAGCGTGCCAGCGCGTTCTCAAGCTGCCGGATATCGGCACTTAAATCGCCGTTCTTCTGCGGGTCACTGCCCGGCATCGGGCAAAGACTCACTTTCGGGCAGGCGTTGTGGACAATCACTGGCGTCAGTGCAGGCCGGGCGCTGGTGCAACCGGCGCACAGCATCAGGCAGGTCAGCACCGTACCAGCGGCGAAAATCTTCGTTTTCATTGAGTAACCTCGTGATGGTTTTCTCGCGCTGTGCTTCACGCTTCGCGGCGTTCTCCAGTTCCTGACGCAGTGCCACCTGCGCCAGCTCGTTTTTGTCTGCCCTGGTGAGTGCAACATGAAGCTGATTTTTCAGCATGGTGATGGTCGTCTGCTGCCCGCTGGCGACGCTGTTCGCCCTGTCCAGTGAGGTGCGCAGGCTGGCATTTTCATGCTTCACCAGAAACAGCCCCGCCACCGCCAGTGATAACAACACAACCAGCACAATCATCAGCTTTGACATGGTTCCCGCCCCTCAAAACGCTGACGGCAGGCCGTACGTATCAGCCGGAAGAACACCGACGCCACGAGGTAAATCAGCGCAGTAAAAATCCACCCGGCGGCAACCAGCGAGATAAACGTCGCCACCATCACCACCAGACCCGCCGCCCGTCTGCACCACGGCACCGGCTGCAAAAACAGCGCCGTGACAATCTTCACGGCCAGCGATTCCGGCGGCAGCTCCCGCCCGTAGCGTTCCAGCACATACTCCGTGGCATACACGCCGACACCACCGGCAACCACACAGATAACCGTCGCCAGAATCGCCCAGGTGGCGACAAAACTGACGGCCACGCTCTGCGGGTAAATCAGGGACAGTGCCAGCATCAGCGCCAGCGACACGTTCAGCATCAGTGAAAGGGATAATTTCTTCATGGTGTTTACTCCGTTTAAGCCGGTACGCCGCCAGCGGTACGCCAGACGGTGACCAGTTTTTCCAGTGAATGCTCACGCTGACCGTAACCGGCACCCGGCAGGGACGCCCAGATATTGCGACAACGTGAAATGGCGCGCTCAATGCGTCCCGCCCGAATGTCATCCAGTGCACCGCGTTCGCGGATCAACTGAATGGCGAGCCTGTCCTGTGACAACGGACTGAAATCCGGCAGGGCAAGCTGTTTGCGGTAGTGCGGCCAGAACAGGTAAAGCTGCTGATAGCGACCGGAGGCCGTGGATTTTTCACCGCGACGGTTAAACACCTTCGCCGGTCGGCCATGTGCGAACGGGTGGTCACTGTAGTCGGTGAAGATTTCCGGCTTCCCGTCCAGTCCGGTGACTATCACGTCATAGCCCCGGTTTTTCGTCAGCGGATGATTCGCCGTCCCTTCGGACACGGCCAGCATGTCGAGAAAGGCCGCGATATTCTGATGCGTGTTAATTACCGGCATTACGGTTTCCCCCTGCCCTTAAAACGGCGCTGAATGGCAATCTCAATCACCTGATAACCGGCGATACCCAGCATGGAGCCGATACCGCACACCGCAGGCAGTGACAGGTCAGGAAACTGCACCAGAACAACACCGGCAACCATCGAGACAAAACCACCGAGCAACATGCGCCCGATAAACAGACGCGGGGTGATGGGTTCACCACCGGCAAGCACCTTGCCGACAACAATCAGCACCCCAATCATGAAAAGCGACAGGACGCTTTTTTCTTCTGCTGTCATGCGTTACTCCCACAGATTGACAGTTTCAGCCACGGGCGCGGTCTGAACGTCGGGCAGTTCGACGGCGGTGCCGTGTGGCAGCACCGCACCCAGTTCAGCCAGTCCCGGATTTGCGGCGAGCACGGCTTCGACCACGCCTTCAGTGCGCCCGTAATACCGGACACAAATGGCGTCGAGCGTGTCGCCCTGTAGCGCAAAGGTCTTCATCAGATTTGACTCACGATGCAGCGCGGCTTGTCCTGGATACGCGCCACCGCCCAGCGCATATCCCGCCACAGTTCATCAATGGTGCTGTCAATGCTGTCAGCCTTCTTGTCACCTTTCGCACTGGCATCCACGCCGCGATAACGCTCATAAAGCGACGCGGTCGCCATCGCACACACGGCGCGCTCGTAGTAAAAAACTTTGATGCTTTCACCGTCGATGTCGTCCGCCGGGACGTCCGCCAGACGCGTAAAACCGGCGGCAATTTTCTGTTCGCGGTACTCGTACAGCTCCGCATTCGTCTCCGCCATGCCTGACTTGATGGCCTCACGCAGACGGGCGGGGGCGACGGTCTGCTCAAGGCGCATACGTTCCCGGACGCGCTTCGGGTCGATATCGGGAAAAAAGAACGTGTTTTTAATCACCGGCTCGTCGCCTGCCGGTTGCGGGATGACCACCGTACCCTCACCGGACACGGGAGCCTCCTTTCGCGGAATAATCAGCGTCATCATGACTACCTCTGAAAAGTCGGGCGGTGGACGCCGGTGCAGTGTCAGGTGATTCACCCTCACTGACCGGCGTGCCGCCCTGGCGCGGGGCGCATTCGGTTGTTAACTGGCTTTCTTTTTCGGGCGTCCACGTTTTGCCGGTGCCACGCTCCGGGTCTTACGCGGGGCGCGGGTGGCCGCTTTTGGCTGCGGCTCCGGCTTCGGTTTCAGTTCCCGCTCCAGTCGTTCAATCTCTTTTTTGACGCCTGCCTGACAGTCGAGCTGTGTCGCACGTTGCAGGTGCGCCAGCGCACCGGCGGCATCACCACCGTCACGCAGAAACAGACCGGTAATTTTGTGCAGCTTTGCGCGCACTTCATCAGGCATGTCAGCCGTGGCGGTCAGTTCAAGGGTCTCCGTCAGCAGGCGGGTATCCACAGACTCACCGGCAGCGTGAGCGCGCATGGCCGCAAGCGCCACCTCCTCGGTGAACATGTACGGCGGGGTACGGCGGTGTTTACCCGGCATGGTCAGACCGTACTTCAGGGCATAACGGGCAATCTCCAGCGCACCGGCAATATCGCCGGTATCCAGACGCCACAGCATGACCGTCATCAGAATGTCATCCTGTGCACCTTTGCCCTGCTCCAGCACGCCGTTCACCCACGGCAACCAGAACGGCAGCAGTTCGCGTTTTTTCGCGGCCTTCAGCTCTTTTGAATAAATCGCTTTCAGTGTGCGCTGGTCTGCGGCGAGCTTAACCAGCATCTGCTCATAGACAGTTGCATGTCGCAGCGGGGCGGCTTCCCGCTGCGCGGTCATCGCTGCCGAGACCCGCATCATGTGGCGCTGTGCGGGACTCGTCATCGGTTACGCTCCCGGCTCTGCGGTCGCTTTAGCCAGTGTGGAGAAATCACCGACCTTAATTTTTTCCACCAGACAACCGGCGGCGTAGTCTTCCACCACGTAATCAATGTTCATTGACTCGTAGTTCTCCACGCGGTCGAGTTTCGGGTTTTCCTCAATCACGCGGCGATGGCTGTCATCCATGTAGTAGATGGACAGGTTTTCCAGCTTTGTGATGAGCATCGCATCCGCCGGGAAGTACGGGACGCGTACCGCCGGCAGGTTACCGATGCGTTTCTGGCTGATGATGACGTCAGCGGCCAGCATTTCGCTGTTGTCCTGCTCCTTGTTGACGATGGGAAAATACTTGTCCGCCAGTAGCTGACGTCCCACAATCACCACAAGGTCAGGGTCTTCCTGATACCACGGCTCAATCAGGTTGTTGGTCGCATCCATCACCAGTGCGTCAAGGCTGGCATAATCACCGCCCTTACCCACGCGGATAACCTCAGAGGTGGTGTGCCCTTCCTCGTCAGTGACCTTGCTCATCACGCGCGCCGGGGCTTCATTGCGGTATTTCTGCAGCCAGCCGACCGCCACATCCTGCAGCATCGGATTACTGTTGCGGTCAGAGGTTTCGGCACGCTTCACGCCGTTAAAACCGGCCATGATGAAATCAAGGGACTGGCGTTTGATAATGGCGTTACGGATACGGAGCTGGAAATCCTGATAACGCGCCCACAGGTCCAGCGTTTTGTAGCGGATATAAAAATCGAAGTTAACCTGGTCGCATTCGTACTTGTTGGACGCCAGCTTCGAGAAGTCCTTCGGCTGACGCTCGGTGCCACCGGCGGTGTCGGTGGTGCTGGCGATGGAGCCGGTGACACCGATACCAATTTTTTCCCCTTTCATTTCGCTGACCGGCACAATGTTGATGCGGGTCAGAAAGTCAGAGGACTCCTGCATGGTGTTCATCAGGGTCTGGGTGACCGACGGTTCAACGGTGAATTTTTTCGACACATCACCGGCGTCGATGCCGTTCAGTTCGGCAACACGGGACAGGTAGGCATTAAATTTAAAGCGGGTTTCCTGGCGCATAGTTTTTCCTGAAATTAAGGGTTAATCGTGAAGGTTTTCCCGGACTGACTGACGCCGGTCAGCAGTTCGTCATCAGGGCGTCACCGCCACCGCCGGTGGCTTTACTGCGGCGCTGCTGGGTCAGACTTTCGGTGTGGTCGAGACTGTTTTTCAGGCGGGTGAATGCCTGGCTGGTTTCATCCGCCCTGTCAGTCACATCCTGCTTAAGTGCGGAAAAAGCGGTTTCCATCTCAGCGAGGCGCTGCTCAGTGGCGCTCAGTTTTTCCTGCACATGTTCAGCAACAGCGGTCACCGCTTCATGCACGTCATTCAGACGGGCGTCATCGCTGGCCTGTTTGCGGCCAAAAATGGACTTCACCTTTTCGGTCAGGGCGGTGAACACGGTTTCAGGCAGGTCTTCAAATTCCAGCTCAACGGGCGTTGCCACTGAAATCAGGTTTTCAGGGCTTAATTTGAAGCGGTTCAGGGGGTTGTGTTTTGCCGTGCGGCAGAATTCCAGGTATTCCGTGCCGAGGCTTGCCGGGTCATCGGTGACGGCCAGCCCCACCAGATAACACTTGCCGGTGTTGGCAAAGTTCGGCTGAATTTCCATTGAGGTATAGACCTTCTGCGCGGCCTTGTTCATCGCGATAAGGTCATCGGTCGGGGTGATTTTCGCAAACAGCGCCCATTTGCCTTTCAGCGCCGAATCGTCGTCAATCTTTTCGGCCTTCAGTTCGGCCACATCGCCATAACGTTTAAAAATACCGTCAGGCAGGATGCCGCGCAGATGTTCCAGGTTAATGCGGCAACCATAGACACGCGGGTCAAAGGTTTCGGCCATTTCCTGAATATCCTGCGCACTGATGACACGCCCGTCACAGGTGTCACCCTCAACGCCGATACGAAAGAATTTTGAGACTTTTTTTGCCATTGTCAGGAGTCCTGAATAGTGATTAGAGGAGTCACATGTCGGCATCAGTTTCCCGACGATGCGCATCCTCCGCCATCAGTCCCGGATGGCTTATCACTGACACAACAGCACCTTAGCGAATCGCGGGACGCGACTCAGTAGCCTTGCCGTGTATTCATCACGGCGAGGTATTCATGACCATCACCACAGACACCACTCTTTTACACGACCCGCGTCGTCAGGCGGCGCTGCTGTACTGGCAGGGGTTTTCCGTGCCGCAGATTGCCGCCATGTTGCAGATGAAACGCCCGACGGTGCAGAGCTGGAAACAGCGCGACGGCTGGGACAGCGTTGCCCCCATCAGCCGTGTCGAAATGAGTCTGGAAGCGCGGCTGACCCAGCTCATCATCAAACCGCAGAAAACCGGCGGTGACTTCAAGGAAATTGACCTGCTGGGACGCCAGATTGAACGACTGGCACGGGTCAACCGTTACAGTCAGACCGGCAACGAGGCAGACCTTAATCCGAACGTCGCTAACCGCAACAAAGGCGGGCGTCGCAAACCGAAAAAGAATTTTTTCAGTGACGAGGCCATCGAAAAGCTGGAGCAGATTTTCTTTGAGCAGTCTTTCGACTATCAGTTGCACTGGTATCGCGCCGGGCTTGAGCACCGCATCCGCGATATCCTGAAATCCCGCCAGATTGGCGCGACGTTTTATTTTTCCCGCGAGGCGCTGCTGCGCGCCCTGAAAACCGGCCATAACCAGATTTTTCTGTCGGCCAGTAAAACGCAGGCGTATGTGTTCCGCGAATACATCATCGCCTTTGCCCGGCTGGTTGACGTTGACCTGACCGGTGACCCAATTGTCCTGGGCAATAACGGCGCAAAACTGATTTTTCTCGGCACCAACTCCAACACCGCGCAGAGCCATAACGGCGACCTGTACGTCGACGAGATTTTCTGGATCCCGAATTTTCAGGTACTGCGTAAGGTGGCATCAGGTATGGCCTCACAGAGTCACCTGCGCTCGACCTATTTCTCCACCCCGTCCACACTGGCGCACGACGCCTACCCGTTCTGGTCGGGTGAACTGTTTAACCGGGGACGCGCCAGCGCCGCCGAACGCGTGGAAATCGACGTCAGTCATAACGCCCTTGCCGGTGGGCTTCTCTGTGCGGACGGCCAGTGGCGGCAGATTGTCACCATTGAGGACGCCCTGAAAGGCGGCTGCACGCTGTTCGACATTGAGCAGCTCAAACGTGAAAACAGCGCCGACGATTTTAAAAACCTGTTCATGTGTGAATTTGTTGACGACAAGGCGTCGGTGTTCCCGTTCGAGGAGCTGCAACGCTGCATGGTCGACACGCTGGAAGAATGGGAAGACTATGCTCCGTTTGCCGCCAATCCGTTCGGCTCACGTCCGGTATGGATTGGTTACGACCCGTCACACCGTGGCGACAGCGCCGGATGCGTGGTGCTGGCACCGCCGGTGGTGGCCGGTGGCAAATTCAGAATACTTGAGCGTCACCAGTGGAAAGGCATGGACTTTGCCACCCAGGCTGAATCCATCCGCAAACTCACCGAAAAATATAACGTCGAATACATCGGTATTGATGCCACCGGCCTCGGTGTCGGCGTGTTCCAGCTCGTGCGCTCGTTCTATCCCGCCGCGCGCGATATCCGCTACACGCCGGAAATGAAAACTGCAATGGTGCTCAAGGCAAAAGACGTTATCCGCCGTGGCTGTCTGGAATATGACGTCAGCGCCACCGACATCACCAGCTCGTTCATGGCTATCCGCAAGACCATGACCAGCAGCGGACGCAGCGCCACCTATGAGGCCAGCCGCAGCGAGGAAGCCAGCCACGCCGACCTCGCCTGGGCGACCATGCACGCCCTGTTAAATGAGCCACTCACCGCCGGTATCAGCACCCCGCTGACATCCACCATTCTGGAGTTTTACTGATGAGCAAGAAAAAAGGGAAAACACCGCAACCTGCGGCAAAAAAAATGACCGCCAGCGCCCCGAAAATGGAGGCATTCACCTTTGGTGAGCCGGTGCCGGTACTCGACCGTCGTGACATTCTGGATTACGTCGAGTGCATCAGTAACGGCAGATGGTATGAGCCACCGGTCAGCTTTACCGGTCTGGCAAAAAGTCTGCGTGCTGCCGTGCATCACAGCTCACCGATTTACGTCAAACGTAATATTCTGGCCTCGACATTTATCCCGCATCCGTGGCTTTCCCAGCAGGATTTCAGCCGCTTTGTGCTGGATTTTCTGGTGTTCGGTAATGCGTTTCTGGAAAAGCGTTACAGCACCACCGGTAAGGTCATCAGACTGGAAACCTCACCGGCAAAATATACCCGCCGTGGCGTGGAAGAGGATGTTTACTGGTGGGTGCCGTCCTTCAACGAGCCGACAGCCTTCGCGCCCGGTTCCGTGTTTCACCTGCTGGAGCCGGATATTAATCAGGAGCTGTACGGCCTGCCGGAATATCTCAGCGCCCTTAACTCTGCCTGGCTGAATGAATCAGCCACGCTGTTCCGCCGCAAGTACTACGAAAACGGCGCACATGCCGGATACATCATGTACGTCACCGATGCCGTGCAGGATCGCAACGATATCGAAATGCTTCGCGAAAACATGGTGAAGTCGAAAGGCCGCAACAACTTTAAAAATCTGTTTCTCTATGCACCACAGGGGAAAGCCGACGGCATTAAAATTATACCGCTCAGTGAAGTCGCAACGAAGGACGATTTTTTTAATATCAAAAAAGCCAGCGCCGCTGACCTGCTGGACGCGCACCGCATCCCCTTTCAGTTGATGGGCGGCAAGCCGGAGAACGTCGGGTCGCTGGGTGATATTGAGAAAGTGGCAAAGGTCTTTGTCCGCAATGAGCTTATCCCGTTACAGGACAGGATTCGGGAAATAAACGGCTGGCTCGGTCAGGAGGTCATCCGCTTTAAAAACTACTCACTGGACACTGACAACGGCTGAACATCGCCGCCTGCGGGCGGCTTTTTTACACCCCGCCATCACGCCCTCACACGCTCATCACCGCACAAAAAATCCCGTAGACACACCAACGCCTCAACGGGCAGACTAAGCGCCGTCACGACGCGCTCAGACGCTGAAAAAATAAAATCAGCACCACCGCCAGCGCGCAGTGCTTTCCCCGCCTCGCCCGCCCGCTTCATGGGGCGGTTTTAATGCAGTTGCATAGATACTATGGATCCGCACCAGTCCTGACCGCACGCAGCCTGAACGGACATCCCCGACGCATGCAAAAACATTCACTTGTTGCATGCAACGGCTTATTTAATGACAAATCAACTTAAATTTACAAAATCCACAGGTATGGATACTTTGCGAACATGATAGGCTTACGAGAATTATCGAGCCTATTTTTGACCGGAGCAATGTATGCAAGGTAAAGTTGACGAACAGCAATCCAATGATATTGAAGCTGAGTTTGGATACTATCCAGTAGAAGTTAACGTTGAAACTGATGATTTTTCTTTACTTACTTTACCCGGTCTAGCGGAAAAAACAAATCTTATAAACAATCACAGAAATGTTATTAACGGTTGGATATACCCAGGAAACCAAGAAGTATATAACCTCAATGGAGGCATATCCACAATGCCTTTTAGCCAACGAGTATTTGGCTTACCCAAAACACACTCACTAAAATTAAAAAATACATCTTCACTAGAAACTCTCAATTTTGCTGTGTGGTGTCTGTCTTTTTTCAAAGGGATAAGATTAACAACTACTGATGCCGGTTTTTTAGACGCAACCCCAATAAAACCCAGCAAATTAACTGACTTTATTCTGGTCAAGTGCTCTGAAAAAGAGGTTATAGAATTAGCACTCAAATACATGTCTAGCGAGACAAAAACCAAACACGCACCAATAAATATAGCAGCAATAGTGCATGCACTATTTTTATCCCAAAACCCACAATACCTTAGCTTCGAAAAATTCCAGTATCTTTATATGGCACTGGATAGTTGCTTTGCTTTAACATGGGCAGAAAAGAACAAGTGTACAGAAAAGACTCTAAATCACTCCAGGCGCTTGAAGTGGATCTGCAAAACTTATGGAATACCACGACCATCATGGGTTACAGGCAAAAAAAACATTACAAACATCCGCAATGAAAACTTTCATGAAGCTATGTTTCATGGTCAACCACTTGGCTTTACCACTATTAACAATTATCAATATGGAGATGACATATTACAACAAATGCAGGCTTTAATTTGCCGATTACTCGTTGCGATTCTTGGTGTTAACGCCCCCGATTACATCACATCGAACGTGAACTCTCGTGAATATCATTCACTAACATTAAAAATATAAAACGACTAAAAATACTCTCCAGTAACAATAAGTACTGGAGATGTATTATCACTAAAACCAATAAAAAATCACAACTAATGCTTTACTTAGATAGTTTGTCTTTAATTATATTCAGAACACCAATTATTAATTCACTGATTGGCGTGGCCAACTCAATAGTATTAGATGTCGACTTTGTTCTAAAGTCTTTATCTGTCGGGTGTTGAAATGCTGATTTAAGAAGAGTCAAAAGCAAAGTTAAACCCACACCAAGGATGAATGCAACAATAGCTATTAGAGAACTGGCCGATAACCAATCGGTGGATAAACCAGAAATAGATTTTCTAACTTTATTAGTGTCTGAAGATGGTGTTATCCTCTCATCAGCCATCTTCGGATCCGAAGATAAAGCAGAACATTTTTCTGCTGAAACACAAGTTTGTGTATCTACTTTTTGTGTTATCGCTGCGGCAATACTGCTTTTCGCTTCCAGCAAGCCATTTCCAACAGCCAAAGCAAAGTTAAGCCCCTGCCATAGAAATGTACAAGCAAAACAAAGCACAACGGCAGAGAGCACTAATCGCATACTTCTACGCTCTATACCATCCCGTCTATCTCGCCTTATAAGGATATCAGGATCTGAATCGCCCTTAGGAGTGGTACCTTGCTCTGGGGACTGTCCAGATAAATCAATATCAGCCATAAAAAAATCACCCTTACATGTACAAACGTAAAGGTGATTTTAAACAGGTTAAAAGTTAAAGGCTAATTAATAAGCCATTCCTAAGCTCTTTAAGCGCCAATGCATAGCGGCTTCTGATACATTAAAGATGCTTGCTAATCTCAAAGTGCTATCAATACCTTCTCTGGATACCAATTGACGTATAGCAGACTCAGGCATTAACAACTCAGCAGCAAACTTGTTTGCTTCAACCTCACGGTAATCACGAGCACCTGTTGAATAATTCCCGACATTATCCCGATGGTACTCTCCGTCCTGGGTATGCCCCAGCACATGATGACCTAACTCGTGTGCAACAGTAAAACGTTGACGATTAGAATGTTCACTAGAATCAAAATAAATCCTATGGACACCCTTTTTGATGACAGCCAGACCGCTTAACCCATCGTTGTTATAAGCCGATTCCTCAAGTGCTTCAACACGAGCACCCCACGCTTTAGCAAGCTTAAACGGATCGACAGGTAGTCGGCGATCCCAATAGCGGTCAAGCAGTTTTTTAGCTGCATAGCTCATGGTTGCCTCCTACGTTAAAAAAGTTAAGTATGCACAGCCATATCACAGTTGTTATTTTATGTCAAGGCTGTTTTTCAGCCATTACTATAACACTAATCCACGTTTTCCCA